TATCAGCATCTAAGGCCGATAAATTACATGCTCAAAATTTACGATTGACATCTGATCAAGTTGAAGAATTGATTTTGAAACTTGATACAGCAAATCTATCTTATAAAGAACAAGCCAGCATATTAAGCCAATTAAAGGCTTATTCCAAAACCCAAGTAGGAGGTGTAGGCGCTGTCGATCCCAAGGTACTTGAGAATATACAGAAATTGGACAAACTTCTGAAAGAACAAGATGCCAAAATGGGCATATATGGTCGAAATGTAGGTAATTACGCTTCTCATTGGGACGGTTTGGGAAATGCGATTAATCAGTTAAGCCGTGAGATGCCGGCTTTTGCGGTATCTATGCAGACCGGATTACTCGCAATTAGTAACAACTTGCCTATTTTGGCCGATGAAATAGCCAGGATAAAACGTGAAAATGTCGAGCTAACGCAAAGTGGTCAAAAGGCAGTGCCGGTATGGAGGCAGGTTGTCGGAAGTTTGGTATCATGGCAAACGTTATTGTCGGTAGGCGTTACTCTTCTAACTGTATATGGAGCTAAAATTTTTGATTTTGCTGCTGATTTATTGAAAAGTAAAGACGCTTCGAAGGCTGCATCTGACGCATTGGAAGATCTTAATTCTACGAGTGGGGATTTTTTCGATGAGTTAAAAAATGCAACATCCACCTAT